TAGACCATAGAAAACTGGCTCTTGTCTGTGGCTTTGGTGCTGGTAAAACTCATGCTTTAATTTCAAAATCTTGCATACTGGCAGCACTTAATGTTGGTCATGTCTCAGCAATATTTGAACCGACTGCGCCTATGCTCAGAGATATTTTGCAGAGAACAATGAATGAACTGCTAGATCAATGGCAGATTCCTTACACATTTAGAGCCTCACCATTACCTGAGTATAATCTTGAATTTGCAGAGGGAACGCATACAATTCTGCTTAGAACAATGCTTACATATCAACGATTACGAGGACAAAACTTATGCGCAGTGGGATTTGATGAAGCAGATACTGTTCCAAAACGTGATGCAGAGCAGGCAATGAACATGGCACTGGCAAGACTCAGGTCTGGAAATGTTCAACAGTTTTATGCAACAACAACTCCTGAAGGTCATGGCTGGGCATTTGAAACCTTTGAAAAAAATAAAAAATCTGATACAGGATTAATTCAGGCAAAGACAAAAGATAATCCATATCTACCCGATAACTTCATTGAATCTCTGGAGGAAAATTATCCACCGCAACTTATAAAAGCTTATCTGCTAGGACAGTGGGTCAATCTTACAAGCGGTCAAGTTTATGATCGTTTCGACCGTAATCATCATGTCATCAACAAAATACCGTTTGATATTAAGATGGAGACTTTACTTTGCGGTATAGATTTCAACGTAATGAACTGCAACTGCGTCATTGGTGTGAGAGATGGTGACAAGTTGGTCATCATTGATGAAATATCAAAACAAAATGATACAGATGCCTTGGCGCAAGAAATTAAAAGACGCTACCCTTCAAACAGAATATTAGTTTACCCAGACGCTAGTGGTTCAGCACGTTCAACGATTAATGCATCAAAAACAGACATTGCAATCCTCGAAAGTTACGGCTTCAGTTCAATGGCTCTCAAGAGCAATCCCTTTATCAAAGATAGAGTTGCAACCGTCAATGCGTTACTACAGAACGGCAAAGGGGAAAGACGTTTGGCGATTCATGCCCGTTGCGCTCGTTTGATTGAGTGCCTTGAATTGCAGAGCTACGATGAAAAGACAGGCGATCCTGATAAACAGAATGGATATGATCACCATGTTGATGCACTTGGTTATTTAATTTATCGTGAATTTAATATTCTTTATGGTAGAACAGGCAAGCCAACTGGTATTAGAATATATTAAAAGTAATGGTACTATGAGGAAAAACCGTGTATAGCTCTCTGAATATTTACAATCAGCCTGTAACACTAGCTCCTACAACGGTTGCAAGTCCAAATGCTGCCTATCAGAGGATGGCTAATTTCTGGGGTTTGGTTGAAGATTTGAAAGAGGGAACATACAAAATCCGTAGTGAACATAGAAAATATTTAAACCAAGAACCAAGAGAAACTGACGATGCTTATGATACAAGGCTGGCAAGGTCAACAGTAGTGCCATATTTGCAACGAATCGAGAAAATGTTAAGCGGTATGCTAGTCAGAAAGCCAATCAGACTTGATGATGTATCTGATCTAGTTAGAGAGCAATTATTTGATGTAGACCTTGAGGGTAATGATCTTAATGTCTGGTTATATCAAACATCAAGGATTGCAATTAGCTTCGGTCACGTAGGGGTGCTTGTTGATGCACCGAAAGATGGAGAGAAGGCAAGGCCGTATTGGGTTACATATGCCCCTAAAGATATTCTTGGCTGGAGAACAGAAATTGTTGATGGGGTAAGAAAATTAATACAACTTAGATTGATGGAACAGGTTGTTGAATCTGATGGTAAATATGGAGAAAAAATTGTAAAACAGATCAGAGTACTAGAACCTGGGCGATATGAAATCCATAGAAAAAATAATAAGGGCGAATATAAATTACATGACGAAGGCGAGATGAGCATCAAGGATAAGATTCCTTTTTCTGTTGCATATTCAAACAGGGTCGGAATGTATGAATCACGTAGTCCCTTGTATGACATTGCAGAACTAAACCTTAAGCATTACCAGATACAAAGCGACCTTGATAATATTCTGCATATAAGTTCTGTTCCATTGCTTGCGGTCTTTGGTTATCCAAACGCAGATGAAATAACAACAGGGCCAAATGAAGCGTTATCTTTACCCCCTGAATCAAGAATGGAATATGTCAGCCCATCGGGTGATAGTTATGACAGCCAGTTTACAAGATTAAAAGATATTGCAGATCAAATAAATACATTGTCATTAGCTGCGGTGCTTGGTCAAAAGCTAGTTGGCGAAAGTGCCGAAGCCAAGAGGATAGATCGTTCACAGAATGACAGCACAATGATGGTGATTGCCCAGCAGATGCAAGACTTGATTGATAACTGCCTTAAGTTTCATAGTGAATATCTGAATGAACCTAACGCTGGAAGTTCTTTTGTTAATAGAGACTTTGTAACCGCAAGATTAGAACCACAGGAGATCCAATCATTACTTGCATTATTTACTGCTGGTACTATCAGCCAGGAAACACTACTTACACAGTTAAGCAGTGGTGAGATTCTCGGAGATGATTTTGATGTGGAGGAAGAAGTTGAGGCAACACAATCTGGTGGGTTGATCGAAATGGAAGCCCCAACCCAAACAGATGAATCATAATAAATGGCAGTTCCAGAGGCTTTTTATCGTGAAGCGATTGATCTAAACAGGTACAGCAATAAGGTTCAGTTTCAAATTGCTAGTCAGTTTAATGAGGTGATTTTAGATGTTCTTAGAAAAATAAGAGATCTTGAGGGTAACAGCCCAACAACAACTGCAAGACTAAGATCAATATTGGCACAGATGGTTGATAGTTTGAAAGGATGGGAGAATGAAAGTGCTGCTTATATGATTGATGAATTGCAAAACTTAGCAGAGTTTCAAGTTGGTTTTGTTAAGGATCAACTGCAAAGAGTTTTACCAAAAGGAGAGTTTCAGGTAAACACAGTTGCTGTTTCACCTGACTTTGCAAAATCTATTGTCACAAAAGATCCGACTGCTATGACTATTAGATTAAGAGATAAAGATGGTGTGTTTAGATCTGCTCAGTTTGCATTGACCGCAAAAAGGGGATCGGAAATATCGTTGCCAAACGGAAAAAATGTAAAAAAATCATTTAGAGGTATTGCTGAAGATTCTGCCTCAAGATTGTCAAGGGCAATTAGACTTGGTGTTTTAGAAGGCGAGTCTCTACCAAAGATTGTAAGAAGGCTTAAAGGGCCAAACCTTAGATTTAATGCCAAACCACAAAATGCAATTGCATTGAACTCTGCTTTAAAAAATTCTGAGGGAATGCTTTTATCAAACAAACAAATCCAGACTGTTGTAAGAACAACCGTAAACCAGGTACAAAATGCAGCAAGTCAGGCGGTTTATGCAGCAAACAAAGATATTACTGGCAGGTATCAATATGTTGCAACACTTGATGCAAGGACAAGTTCTATCTGTCAAAGATTAGATGGTCAGTTGTTTAGATATGATCAAGGCCCTGTTCCTCCACAACATTTTAACTGTAGGTCAACCACTGTTCCTGTAATTGATGACGATGATTTGGCAAGAGCTTTTCCAAATACAAGACCTTCCGCAACAGGTCGTGTTCCGCAAGATACAAACTATGCGACATGGTTGAAAGATAATCCTGATTTACAGGACAAGGTGTTGGGGAAAAAGAAAAGATATTTTAATTATTTGATGAGTCCTAAAAGAGGAACAAAACAACTTAACGCCACAAATGCCTTAAAAAAGATTATCCGTGAAGATGGATCAGAGTTAACATTAAAAGAGTTAGCTGATAAATACAAAGATGCCAATTAAAAAAGGAAAATCACAAAAGACAATCACAGGCAATATCAGAATGTTGATGAAAGAAGGCAAATCAAGATCACAGGCAATTGCCATTGCATTATCGACAGCAGGTAAAAAGAAAACAGCTAAGAAACGCAAAAGGAAGTAAGATATAAACAGTTACTTTTATTGTCATGCCATCACACTATGGATCAATGAAGCCAAAGGGTAAAAAGAAAAAAAAGAAGGGAGGTAAAAAATAATGGGATATACATTTAAAGTTCAGACTTATGATGAGTCAAAACCAAAGGTTGAAAACTGTGAAGTAAAACCTAAAACAACTAAGAAAAAATCCAAAAAGTGACTAGAAAGTTCAGGCGAGTTGCAAAGGACAAAAAGACAGGTGTTCCAAAAAAATATCTGTCTGGAGCCAAGAACAAGGCAGCGAAAGCTGCTGAGATCAAAAGGACTGCCGAAGCCTACAGAAAAGGAGAGTTTATTGATATAAAAGCTGTATCTAAATCACGAACCAAACAAAATGTCTCAGGCAAAAAGAAGAAAACCACTAAGCGAAAGCGTAAAAGCTAGCCTAAAGAAAAAGGCAGAAGGCACTCGCTTTTTTTATGGTGAACTTGCAGAAGTTTATCGCAAGGGACAGGGTGCTTACCTTGGGGCTGGGTCAAGAAATGTTCCTATGGCAGCGTGGGCAATGGGCAGAGTGAATAGTTATATGAGAGGCGACAAAGCGAGAACAGCAGACGCTAAAATTTATTCAAAATATCAAAAGAAAAGATAATGAAACTAACTACAAGACAAAAAAACACTCTTGCCAAACATCAGAAAGCTCATGGCCACACAAAGGCACACATGGATTATATGAAACGTAAAATGAGAGAGGGCATGAGTTTTACCGAGGCTCACAATATGGCGATGAGGAAAAAAGGTAAATGACAATCAAAAGAGGTGGCCATACTTTTCAAGGGATTGATAAACCAATCAGAACGCCAGGTCATTCAAGTGGTAAGTCTCATGCTGTTGTTATTAAACAAGGCGATGGATTTAGACTTATTAGATTTGGTATGCAAGGAGCAAAAACAAAACCACCGAGAAAAGGCGAAAGTGACGCAGATAAGGCAAAACGTAAGAGTTTTAAGG